AAAGGTTCGTGGTATGGTTGGTCTGTTACGCAGGACAGAATTATGGGACAGGACGACAAATCTTTATACCTTACGGCTAAAGATTTTAGTGGTACTGCCTCAAAAGGTAACGTGCAAACAAAAGCTGATGTAGAAGAGAAAGCTAAAGATAGTACTCCGTACTAAATTTAGTTGAAGGGGATCGCAAGATCCCCTTTACAAAGAAATTAGAATGTAATATATGGATAAATTCAAACAAATTTTCAGCGGATTAACTATAGCATATGGCCAATATCAACCCGGTGACAGAGGAGAAAATGGTAGTAAACAACAAGGTAAAGCCTTCATTGTTCGTAAAGACGTCAACGACGAGCTTTGGTCCAATCATTTGGAAGGAAGAGGTCCAGCCCTTGGGATTATCCCTATCACGGAAACTAATGATTGTAGGTGGGGGTGCATTGATATTGACGAATATAACTTTGATCACGCTAGCCTCGTTAAAACTATTAGGCTTTATAAATTACCCCTCATAGTCTGTCGTAGTAAATCAGGCGGAGCTCACGTCTTTTTATTTACCAAAGAAAATATTCCTGCATCATTGATGCAATCTAAATTAAAACAATTTGCAAAAGTTTTAGGATATGAAGGTTCAGAAATATTTCCTAAACAAACAGAAATTTTAGTGGAACGTGGTGACACTGGAAACTTTTTAAACTTACCTTACCACAATCAAATGAAAGGACTACGTTATGCTATCAACGATAATGGCGCCGGTTGTACACTTGAGGAATTTTATAAGCTCTATGATGTTTATGCGTGCAGCAAAGAAGAAGTCGAAGCAATCAAAACAGAAGAGAAAAAAATAGAAGAAGCATTTCCTGGAGGACCCCCTTGCTTAAACAAGTTAGCATCTATAGGTTTTGGTGAGGGTTCCAGAAACAATGCATTGTTTAACATTGCAGTTTATTATAAACAATCACATCCAGATAGTTGGGAAGATGAAATTGTAAAAGCTAATTCACAATATATGGAACCTGCGTTAAGTAATAGTGAGGTTCAACAATTAATTAAATCAGTAAACAGAAAAGGTTATGACAAATATAGATGTAAAGATGCACCTATCAATGCAGTATGTCAGTCTGGTTTATGTAGAACAAAAAGATTTGGTGTAGGTTTTGGTGAAGAAGAAATGCCTGTGTTAGGTAGTCTTACAAAATATACATCAACACCACCACAATGGTTTTTAAACGTAGATAAAACTAGAATAGAATTAAAGACAGAACAATTATATAGCTCACCTTTGTTTGCATTAGCATGTTTAGATCAAGCTAATTTAGTTGTACCTGTACCTAAACCAAAAGATTGGAAACAACATTTTTTAAAACCTTTAATGCAGAATCTACAAGAAGTAGAACCATTAGAGTCATTAAATCCTACCAATGAAATTACAGGACTCTTGCAAGATTGGACAACTAACAGACAATCAGCAAGAACTATTGATGATATATTTAATAAGTTACCTTTTACAGAAGATGGATTTACATATTTTAGAATGGAAGATTTTTATTCATTCTTAAAAAAGAATAACTGGGATATGGACAAAATTAAAACAGGTAATTTAATTAAAAGATTAGATGGTATTTTTGTAGAAGAAACTAGATTAAGAGTTAAATCACAACAACCAAGAGTAATTAAAATAAAAACTATGAAAAAACTTGAAGCAACAGTATCTAAAATTGCTTATCAACAGGAGGATTTCTAATGTCTAAACCAAAAACTTATGACAGAGATGTAGGTAAAAACTGGCATTTAAGATTTAGATTAATAATACAAGAACTAACAGAAGAACTAGAACTAACACAAATACAGCTACAAATAGCGGAGAGGAAACTGAAGAAATATGAAGACAATAATACTAGGTCCACCAGGAACGGGAAAGACAACAACATTGTTAAACTTAGTGGACGAATTTCTCAAAGATGGGATAAGACCTAGACAGATAGGTTATTTTTCTTTTACAAAAAAAGCAGCAACGGAAGCAGCAGACAGAGCTGCAGATAAATTTGGTTTAGATAAAGATAATGATCTACCTTTTTTTAGAACGTTACACTCATACGCTTTTAATCAATTGGGTATGACCAAAGAAAAAATGATGAAGACAGAAGACTATAAAGAATTTGGACAGAAATGTGGCATACCTATTAAGACAGCAAAATTTTCTAATGATGATGGTACATTTAATTCTGATAATGAATACCTTACAATAATAAACACAGCAGCTGTAAAGCGAATGGACTTATTAGAATACTATGACTCTAGAAAAAATATATTAGACATAGAACGAAACACATTATTTTTATTAGCAGAAGAATTAAAAAGATTTAAGAAAGAAAAAAATTTAAAAGACTTTAACGATTTGATAGAAGACTTTTTAGTTAAAGAAACTTTATCTACGTTTGAAGTATTATTTATAGATGAGGCACAAGACTTATCTTTGTTGCAATGGGAAATGGTAAGAAAGATTTGGAAGAGAGCACATAAAACTTACATAGCTGGTGATGATGACCAAGCTATATTTAAATGGGCCGGTGCAGATGTAGATCACTTCATTGCACTTAAAGAAGAAGTTGATGACATACAAACATTAGATCAATCATATAGAATACCAGGTGGTCCTATACATGAACTATCACAAAAAATAATTAACAAAGTACAAAATAGATTTCCAAAAGAATATAAACCTAGAGAAGAACAAGGATTATTAAGAAGATATTCTGATATAACACAAGTAGATATGAGTTCAGGTAACTGGTTAGTATTATCTTCTGCAAATTATTTTTTAGAAGATGCCAAAGACTTATGTGAAATTCAAGGATGGTATTACCAATGTAAAGGAATAAATTCTGTACCATTAAAATTATTGTTAGCATTAAATAACTGGGAACATTGGCGTAAAGGTGAATTATTAAATCATCTAGAAATTAAAAACATTTATGAATACTTGGGTGACAATGTTTTAGTTGGATTCCAAAAGGGTAAAACTCTTCATTCGGATGCGAAGTATACACTAAAAGAATGTCAAGATCAACACGGGTTACTAACTTCTAACGTTTGGTTTGAATCATTTAATGGTTTAGATCCAATGACAGAAACTTACATTCGTAACATGAGGGCGAATGGAGAAACACTAAATAAAAATCCTCGTATAAAAATGTCAACCATACACGCAGCGAAAGGAGGAGAAGCCGACAACGTTTTACTTATGCAAGACTTAACAGGTGCAGCGATAGAAACTTTTAGTCATGACCCGGATGAATTACATAGATTATTTTATACCGGAGCGACGAGAGCGAAGCGTGAATTGCATGTGTTAGATCCAAAAAACTTTGATCGAGCTTATATAATATGACCAGTAAAGAAATATTTAAAAAAGCAACATATGATTCATTAGATAAGCAGGTAGGCGGGAAACACTATCGAAATATGAAGATTCAACCGGCTGAATTTATTAACGAAAACAAGTTGCTTTTTGCAGAGGGCAACGCTATAAAGTACATATGTAGGCACTCAGAGAAGGGTGGCATACAAGATATAGATAAAGCAATACACTATCTTGAGATGGTAAAGGAGAGAGACTACGAATGAGAAGAACCCAGATTCCACTATTTGCACCCGAAACAGAATGGGTTGCACCACATGAATTAAAAGATTTATCAGGAGCTAAAGAAGTAGCTATTGATTTAGAAACTTATGATCCTGAATTAACTACATTAGGGTCTGGTAATGTCATTGGTAGAGGGCACATTGCTGGCGTTGCGGTGGCCGTAGAGGGCTGGTCAGGCTATTATCCGATAGGTCATGAAGGTGGTGGAAATATGGACAAAAAACTTGTTTTAGAGTGGGTCCAAGATCTAGTAAATCAAGAGAAAACTACCTTTATATTTCACAATGCTATGTATGATGTCTGTTGGTTAAGACAGGCAGGTATAAAAATTAGAGGTAAAATTGTTGACACTATGATTGCAGCGTCTTTAATAGATGAGAATAGATTATCTTATGCATTAAACACGTTGGCTAAATTTTATGTAGGTATTGGTAAGAATGAAACATTACTTAATGAAGCAGCTAAAAGTTATTCAGTAAATCCTAAATCAGAAATGTATAAACTTCCTGCTATGTATGTAGGTGAGTATGCCGAACGTGATGCCGAAGCTACATTAAAACTTTGGCAAAGATTAATTGTTGAACTTCATAACCAAGAACTAATGGATGTATTTAACCTGGAGACAAAATTATTTCCTTGTTTAGTTGATATGAGATTTAAAGGTGTAAGAGTGGATCTTGAACATGCAGACAAATTAAAAAAAAATTTGATGGAACGAGAATCTAAAATTATTAACAAAATTAAAGAGTTAACAGGAGTTGATGTAGAAATACACGCAGCCCGAAGTATTGCAAAAGCTTTTGACAAATTAAAACTACCTTATGATAGAACAGAAAAAAGTAATGAGCCTAGTTTTACAAAAAACTTTTTACAAAATCATCCTCATGAGTTAGCAAGATCAATTGCAGATGCAAGAGAGATTAACAAAGCACATACAACTTTTATAGATTCAATTACAAAACATTCTGCGAATGGTAGAATCCATGCAGACATAAATCAAATACGATCAGATCAAGGCGGAACGGTGACAGGTAGGTTCTCTATGTCTAATCCTAATCTACAACAGATCCCAGCAAGACATCCTGAATTAGGACCAATGATTAGATCTATATTTATTCCAGAAGAAAATACTACGTGGGGATCATTTGACTACTCACAACAAGAGCCCAGAATTTTAGTACACTATGCAAAACTACAAAACTTAGAAGGCGTAGATGAAATTGTAAATGCATATAATGAAGGCGACGCAGACTTTCACCAGGTTGTTGCAGACATGGCAGGCATTGAACGTAAACAGGCCAAGACAATTAATCTTGGTTTAATGTATGGTATGGGTAAAAATAAATTAATGGCAGAACTAGGATTAATGAAAGACTCTGCAGAAAAACTAATTAGACAGTATCATGCAAAGGCTCCGTTTGTAAAAAAACTTATGGACAATGTAACTCGTAAAGCAGAAGACAGAGGAAAGATTAGAACTTTAGGTGGGAGAGCATGTCACTTTGATTTATGGCAGCCTACACAGTTTGGTATATTTAAACCTTTACCACTAGAACAAGCTAGAAAAGAATATGATGAGCCTTTAAAACGTGCGTTTACATACAAAGCATTAAACAAATTAATACAGGGATCAGCAGCTGATATGACAAAAAAGTCTATGGTAGCTCTATATGAGAATGGTATTATACCTCACATACAGATTCATGATGAAGTAGATATTTCTGTAGAATCTGATAAAAAAGCAGAACAAATAATTGAGATTATGGAATCTGCAGTAGAATTAAAAGTACCTAACAAAGTAGATTATGAACAAGGTAAAAACTGGGGTGAAATAAAAGGTTAATGGCTTATCTAAATGCAAACACACCAACCATATATGCACAAGTAAGGAGGGAATATTTATATGATCTTAAAAAACATCATGGAGAAGTTGAAGACTGTATTATCTTTGGTCTTACTAGCATGGGGGGTCGTGCTATATTATTTCATGCTCTTATGGGTAACGGTGCAATATTTTATCGCCTACCAATTAGCGCGTTTATTCAAAAGGGATTTGACCCGGCCAGAGTGCCCACAAGAAGACTTGATGAGTTGGAGCTTTGGAATTGTTTTTCTTACTATCCTACTGTCACTCATTGGGCTATCTTAAGCGCAGCTTCAGGTTATTACTTTGGTAAAGACAAGAAAAAGCATTACGGAGCATATTTATTTACTGTTGACTGGGGACACCCAGATGCTAATATACTCGATACCGATCATTCGGAGATACCACACGAACATAAGTGTGCACACATAATTGCTTTAGATGATGGCAATTTTGCAGCCCAACCAAACAATAGATGTATTTGGGACTTACCTTCTTTTACCGTGAAAGATAATATTCCGGATTGGAAAGTACAAACTAACGAATGGAACGTAGAAGATTCTGGTAAATGGAGAACTTCAGATACAGATGATTTCTTTTACGAGATAGAGGAAAAAAAAGATGATTGATAAAATAAAAAGTAAAGCAATGAATTACTGGTCACACAACAAAATTGAATGTGTGGTATTCGCAGTTTTGATTGCAGCATTAATTC